ACCTGAAATTATTCCTCCTCCATTAGAATTTGGGGGCCTTGAAGTAAGACCTCCTGGAGTATCTGCTCCTCCTGGAATAATTATTCCTCCTCCACTATTACCATCCCCATTTCCTTCTCCTGTTCCAGTGGCTCCTCCTCCGGGTTCATTTACATCTGGAATTACACTTCCGCAATCAGTCTCAACTCTAGTAGTACAATTAGATTGACATTGACTTGGACTTTTATATTCTCCTAATGCAAAAGTGTATCTATTTCTACATTGATCACAGGTTTCATTAGGTAGACAAGTTAATTTTTTTGGTCTACCTGTAGGATAATTTTGAACACATTGTGTATTTTCTGAAATAGTACATACACAATAACTTGGACATCCAGTAAAAATTCTTTTTGGTGGAACTATTGGAGTTCTTAAACAAGTCCATATATCAATAGTACATTCTCTACTTCTGCTTGGACTTCCACTTTGAGGACCAGTTCCAGTCAAGCCTCCCGCTGGATTACTTGGATTAGTAGGGGTTGTACTCCCACCACTTCCCCCTGGAGTTGGTGTAAAGGGTCCTGCTGGGTTACTTGGATTGGTTGGAGTTATTCCACCTCCTCCACCTCCAGGAGTTGGTGTAAAAGGACCTGCTGGATTATTAGGATCAACAGTGACACTTCTCCACTCACACTCTAATGGTCCGAATTCTGGTCTGCATTGAGCAGTACATTGCCAATCATATTCATATTCCCCAGGACCAAACTGATATTGTTCCCCAAAATCTACAGTTCTAGCTTCAGTTGTACAACGAGCTACAGTTATTATTCGTCTTCTACAACGAATACATAAATCTATTTGTCCAGGATCTGGGGGAGGGCAGTCTGCATTTATATAACCAGTTCCTGGATTTTTCTTGCACACATGAATTAAAATAAATGTGCTTGGTCCAGTAGAAGGTCCACCAGGACTTGGAGTAGTAGGATTGCCTGGATTAGGTTCTAAAGTTCTTGGATTTCTATCACAGTCAAAAATTTTATTAGGTTTACAATTCTGGAAACACTTTGATAAATCATCATAAACTGGTGGGACGAGAGTAGGGGGATTATCACATGGTCCCTCTATTGCTTTGTAACTACACCAAGTTTTTTCTGTATAAGCACATTTACATAATCTAACAAACCCATTAATACCAGTTACAGTACAATTAAAAGAATCATCCCAAGGTTGAGTGATAGGTCTTCTATTACAAGTCCAACTAGGATATACGCACAACTTTTCTGGATTACCTCCACCCTTATCATCATCAGGTGGTCTGGGCATTATAGGACCCCCTGGAGTTCTTCTTGGGTCCGTTCTTTCCCTATGGCTTACATGGGGCTGTCTTCTCCCTCCTCCAGGTGGAGGTGGATCTATTCTTTGCCCATCACCTGGAGCAAAGTAGCCACAGTTAAACGATGGATTAATTGCCAAAGGCTATTAGCCTCCTTGTAAAGTAATCGTTGGATTTTCTGAATTTAAATTTGTATAATGGAAATCTCCAGCCCCATCTCTAGGTATTGCAGTTAATTTCCACTTTATTGTTGGATAAGTACATTTTCCAACTCTAACATTACCTAAGAATCCAGCACCACATTCAGTTTCTGCTGCTGTTTCAGAGGTTAATATGTCCCTTACTAAAACTAAGAAACTTGCAAAGTTTTCGCTTTCTCTATTATTTACAGGAAGCAAAGAAGCTTGCGCTCCTGTTGAATTTTTATAATCTCTAGCAGAGAAAGCTACATATACTGTAAATTCAGACGCACCTTTTTCAACCCACATTCCAGTATATGCAGCAGAATTATTACCAGCCCCATTATCTAAACTTGCTCCTCTATCTGTCAAATACATAGAATTTACTAGTTCTATATCGACATGATAATCAAGCATCCATGCTGGACGAGTAAATTTTATTTTCTTTGAAACATAGTAGAACGATACTTTATGTTGCCCGTGCTCTCCACTATTAGTAACTTCTGTATTTGTAAATCTTTTCTGAGAATCACTTGATAACCATGAATAAGACTCTACAACTCCAGGAAGGCTTACAACTTTAGAAGAGCCAGCTTTAATAAATTCATCTACAGAACCAGTTTCATGGGATACTACTGGAGTTATTCTGTCATTTGGATAAAGACCTTTTGATCCCATAGTTGTATTTATTTTACACCATTCAGCAATATCCCAGTCTGGATAATTTGGAATTGCTATCGGTGTTAAAGATGCATTTCCGTATCCATACTTTGATATAATAAAATTCTTAATATAAGATATTGAATCATCTCTTGTATCCGTATTTGAGGCGAACTTATCTTTATAGAATTTTAATAGAACAGCTTCAGGACCATAATTATATCCACCAAAAACATATCCAGTTGCTGCAACTCTAGGGCTATTTAGAAAACTAACTGCCCCATTACTATTATTTTGATTTAAAAGTTCATTTACTCTTGTATCAACATAGCCAGTCACTCTCCAGAGTTCTTTGTCAAGTTCTGCTCTTCCAACAGCAGGATTTGCTAAAGATAGTTGAGGAACAGCAGCAGCAATTCCTGCTCTTTCATTATAACTTAATTCAGCAGTTCTAAAGAATGGTCTAATATCAATAACATCATCAGAATCTATAACCTCTGTTCCTGCTATTGTTGTAGGAACTGATCTCACAAAAACATAAGCCACAGGAAGAATAGACTGCCCTACTAACTCAACAGCGTTTTCTTCTAATTCATTACATAATAAAGGGGATAAGTTCAGTAAATCATCTGGAGAAGGGAATGATCCCTTCATAGTTTCTGTCTGCTCTGTTCCTGTTAATGATTGTGTAAACCCACTGTTAGCCATTTGGGAATCCCCAACACTAGCCATTATCATTGGATTACCATTTCCGTCTAATCCTGTTTGGTTTGCTCTAGAAGAAGTTTGTTGAAACTTAGGTCCTATTCCTGCTCCACGAACAATTCCAAGTGCTGGGGCCGTTATCTGTGTAACTGCTCCATTTTTATAAACAGTAGTAGCTGAAGTATCAACTGATTTTGAATAAATAAATACTAAATCTATTCTACTTTGTGCTGATAAAGTTACTCTAGTTCCGTTCTCATCTATGTAATAAAAATCATCTGCACTAAACTCTGGAACATCAACAGTTAACTCTTCAGGAACATCCACAATAGCTGTTCTAGCAACTCCTCTCCATCTCTTTATAAATTCACTTTCCAATAATGGGAGTCTACTAAAGCCAACTTGAGGACTTGTCTCATCATAAGTTGCAGCAACACCATAGTAACTTGATCCTGTTCCTATTGACATTGCCCAAGGTAATATTACTTGAGCATATATGAAAGGACCTATATTTGAATTTGCATTTAGTCCAGTATATTCTAAAAGATCTGAAGTTAGACCAGCAAAATCAGATGGTTTACTTGTATCTTTAACTGCCCAAGTAAATGCTCTTTCTGTTAAACCATTCATTGAAAGAGCATTTGTAGAAGTGCTAGATTTTAGTTTTGTTAGTGCTGCTAAAACTGCATCATTTCTAGAATCAGCAGAATCATTAGCTCCAAAAAGTTTGTATAATTCAGTATCTTGTAGATTATCCCCAGCAAGTTTTTCATATAAAGCTAAAGGACTTTTTCCAATATCATTTATTCTAGCTGTAAATCTCCCTGGTTTAACTCTGATAGTTCTATCACTACCAGTTGCATATGGTCTTAACTCATCTAAATCTTTTCTTTTAATTCCTAATGATTCTCCGCTTGCTCTATCCCCTAAAGCTTTAGTTAATTGATCTCTTAACCACAAGCAATTTTCTTCCAATTGTTTGATTGGAATATTATCCACTTCAAAATAGTAAGGATCATTAGCCTTATAATATCTGATTGGATTTATAAATCTATAGGAACTATCTGCAAAAGTATAATTAGCCATAATTAGTTATTTCTCTTTAAATCAAATACATTAGTAGATATAAATCCTACTACATCCCCGTCATTACTCTCTCCAGTAGCTGGAGTAGAGCCAGCGGTATAAATTGAAACTCTTCTAGGTCTTCCAGAAGATCCTAGCGAAGCATTTCTAGCATTTGCAAATACATATGCCGCCGATTCATCTAGAATAACTTGAGTTGGATTATCAGGTAAGAATTCTGTACAATAATAGAACCCTGATGGGTGCATAGTATCTGGAATTCCATCACCATCCGCATCTCTGCTCAATTTTAGTAGTTGCGGATAATAAGCACTTACATCACCATAAGTATTTATTGCTGATACTGGTGCTGATAAATTATATCCCTGAGCAAAGATTTGATAGATGATGCCTGTTCCTGAGAAGGAATTAGTTGGAGATCCACTCAAGTTCCAGTACTTAGGGCCATAAGCATAACCACTTATATCATGTTGTAAATACTTACAAGCAGGATTTGGTGAGAAGTAAATTCTAAACATTCCATTATTTTTATAATGTGTTGTAGAACTTGTTCCATATTGAATTCCTGTAACGGTTATTCCAGAGATTGCAATTCCAGCATTATTTGTTAAAGATGATGCTAATACAGATTTATTTAATGTAGAATCTAGTGCTGAAAGTGAGGAAGCCTGTAAAAGTTTTATCGGGAAGAAATAATCAAATGGACTATTTATTGTAGTTCCAGATAAAGGCTTCCATGCTGTGGCAACAGAAGATCCACCTGCACCAAAAGAGTCTAAAACACTAAGTGAACCTGTATCTGGAGTTCCTATGGGAGCCCCATAAGTTACATTTGTTCCAGTAGCATTTTGTCCATAAGTATTACTAGAAACATATACTGATGGAGGTCCATAGTAAGGGGAATCTGCTCCGTATACACTACTCACAGAAAGTAAAGATGCTCTTAATTTAGAATCATCCGCAATATTCCAAATCATTAATTGATTACAAGTTGAACCACTAGCATCATAATAAAGACCATCGAGAGGTCCTGTATTTGGTCCTGGACCGAAATTAACATTATGAGCATTAACAGTACTATTTCCTAGTGCTCTTACACAAACTCCTCCTCTTGTGGGTGAAGTGCTTATATATGATAGAGTTTGAGTTCCACTATCTAAAGCAAATTGAGGACTTGTTCCTGGATCTGCCATTCCATCAAAGCCACCAGTAGCAACTGCTCCAGCATCATATGGATTTGGATAGAAGTGAACTTTTCCATAAACAATATAGTTACTAAGTTCTCCAGTTAAGTCAGATAGGTCTGTTTGAGCGTTGTTGTTGGCAATCTGCCCAAGGGGTCCCCTACTCCAGTTAACATTATTAGCCCCAATATTTTCCATGTTAATTACTGAATTATTATTAGCAACCAAACAAGCTCTAGTTGAGTGAAGTTCAACTGCAGTTTGATTTCCTTGTGTAGATAAATTAAATCCACTAACATCATACAATCCAGTATTTGAATCTACAGGAGGAGAAATATTTAAAGTTGAATTATCTTCTACTAAAACATCTACACCAGCTTGGGATATGACTGTTGGACCAAATAAATTTACAACAGACCCATTTTTCCCACTAATTGCTGCCATATATTTTTGTCTTAAAAAATCTTCAGGACCTCTAACAACTGTACAGTGAGCACCTGTTCCATACAAAGAAACAGTAGAATTTGAATCAGCAGAAATTAATCTACCATAAGAATAAACATTTGTACCACAATAGGCTTGTGGGGCTAGATGTTGTGAATGTATTAATTCTGCTTTTGAATTATTAACTAATCTAATTCCAGGAACAGGGAATTTATTCCCACTATCCCCAGTATAACTTAATCCAACATTATATTTAAATGTCATTCCTCCATGAACTGTTGGATTATTAGTTGTCTTCTTAAAGTTAAAAGTGGAATTATCTAAATTTAAATGTTGACCATTGAAATAAAATTGAACTTGTGCTCTAGAATCATTATCAATAGTTGCTACTAATGTTTTTAAATATTCATTACTTATTATTGTAGAATTTTTAGCTCTTAAACCTTCTTTTTGGTTGAATTCACAAGTAAGTTCTTCAGCTAATAAAACAGAATTTAAAAGATCAATTCCTACTTTATTCTCATAAACATCTAGCAGTCCTCTAATATTAATTTGAGAATTAATAGCTCTTAAACCATACTCCTCATTTATTTCTAATGCTAAAGAACTTTTATTTTTTTCAGCAGCTACAACTCTAGAAAGTCCACCATTTAAAACTGAATTTTCAAGTAAGAATCCAATTTTATTTCTAGAAGCACAGAAGAAAGCATTTGATCCTGAGGTTTGGTAATCTCTAGCTGTAGTTGAAGATCCTCCTGGCAGGGAACTCAGTGTTACTTCACTATTAACTGCTCTAAATCCACAAGATTGATTAGATGATCTAGTTGACGCAGCAGTAAGATAATAATTTCTATAGGCAAATGCCATTCTAGATAATATTACTTTAGAATTTGAAAAATAAAATCCATTAACTAGTGCGTTTACTGCTGCACAATTTTCTAAAACTACATCAGCATTAACAACTTCTATTCCATTATCTAATCCAGCATAACTTCTAGTATCCCCAATTACACAGAAATTTCTGATGTATATTTTACCAGAACAATTTTTTACGCTTATTTGTTTAAAATTATTTCCATATACTGCTCCTAACACAGGAGATCCAGTTACAGCAGCATCTCTTGCCATGGAAACTCCATTAAATTCATCTATTGATGAAAAGTCTAATGATGTAACAGAATCTGCTGCTGCATAAGCAGTTTCATAAGGTACAAATATAAATGTATTAGCAGTTGTTGTTAAAGTTGAACTATTTTTTATTCCTACAGATAAACACCCCTTTTTTAATGGAACTGATTGGTATAAAAATGAATTAACAGAAGAAAATCTTGTTCCTGCTGTAGAACTAAACACTGGGACACCGAGGTTTACTGCTGAAGTAGAAATTAAAGTAGAACTTAAATCAGAACTTGTTATTCTTCTTATGAGAGTGTGCCCAGCAATGGGAGAAGTTACTAGCTGTGCTGTTGCAGACACAGATGTTGAAATATTATCATCATAAACTGTAGAATAAGTTCTATTTATGATTTCTAAAGAACCTCTTTCCATAATTTGGAAATCATGTAATTCTAACTTACCCATGTCTCCATAATTACAAACTTCAATTAGTATTGGACAACGAATTACTCTTGGTAATGCTGCAATAGCTGCGCTAACAGTTGTAAAGATATTTCTGTTTGCTAACAAAGATGCAGCAGGAGCATCTGCGCTCACAGTTAATGCAATTCCTGGAACTGAAGAGGTTGTAAATCCATTGTATTCCCAAAGCTCATATGTTCTTTCCTCAAGATCATATACTGGAAGATTGTCCTGTTCCCAGTTATAGAAAGAACTAGTATCAAACTTGGCTACTGTAGGAGTCCAAGAATTATAAAGTTTTGCGCTGCCGCTAGAAGTATAAATATCGTTTATATTGAATGCCATATTAGAAGTTTAATGTCCAACGGAAAATAAGACTGAAATCATTAGTCTTTGCTATACTACTGAAATATCTATAGGCTACTAAAATAGATCTACTTGGAGATACATTAAATGGATTTGCTGAATATAATCCTACTTCATTTAATGTATTACCATTTCCTGCTTCCTCATCTAATACAATTGTATATCTTACTGAGTTGTCACCTATTCTAGTAATTTTACTATGAGGTATTTTTAAGAATGTTTGAGTAAGAATGTTAGTACCTACAACTGTTGTTATGCTTCCAGTAACTGTTAATATATCTGTATCAGTTCCATAACTTGGTAATGGTGTTTGAACCTTATTAGTCCCAGTGACTTCAAATCCTGCTGACCCCCCTGTTCCAACTTGGCATCTATCAATTTGATAATCAGTTATTTTAGTACTTCCAGCTACAGCATATAATAAAGATAATACTAGACCCATACCAGAAACAATTATATTGTGGTCATCAAAGATAATCTCTTCGTTACCAAATTTATCTTTTTTGGCAATTTGTAGATGACCATTTATTCCTAAGTCTTCAATAAAATTCATAAGAATTTAATTCTCCAAATAATTTCTAAATCCTGACTAGTTGATAAATCGGTTCTGGCAACTAGATTCGAAGTAAATGATTTTTTACAAAATAATCTATACTTCATAGGATTATTTAGGTTATTAAATGAATAAGGAGGATTATTTCCTGCTGAAAGAGTCCTATTTAAGTCTAATGTCCAAAGACCCATGTGAAAAACTCCTCCATATAAATTTAAAAATTGAGCATCTACAGAACCTATTTTAGTTCCATAAGCTATTTCTCCATTATAATAAACCCCAGGATTTAAAATTGCACTTAAAACTAATCCATTAGCTGGAGAAAAAGTTGGAGTAGTTGTATATACTTGATTAGTTAATGGTATAAAACCATGTCTATCTATTTTATCATTTCCATTATAAGTATTTGTAGTAGAAGTTACTACCAAAGAAGTTACTGATGCGGATACTTGTGAAGTTGGACTTATTTGAGAGATAGAACTTATTACATAAGCTGATAGGTCTGTTGTCCTTTTTTTAGGACAATAAGATCCAATAACTACTGCTATTGGGGCTGAAACTCCAAAATCATTATAAATAGCTGAAGTTCCAACTACATTTAAATGATGTCCAAAATCTTCAATTAAATATCCACCACTTGTAGTATAAGGTAGTGATATTGAAGTCACAGGCCCCCAAGACCCAGATGGACTACAAGTTGGTTCTAGCTTATCATCAATTGGACTAGGTGCTTTAGGAAGAACATCCGTTTTTGGATAATATCCAGGAACTGTACTGGTTTGTAAAACTACAAAGGTTGTATTACTTAATGCACTAACTACTTGTGAATATTGAGTTGAATGTAAATCTCTAGTATAAGATCCAGAGGCTGCTCCGAAAGTTATAGCTTTAATAGTATAATTAGATGCATCTAAAATACTTGATGCAGATGGAATTGAAGCTAGAGATGGGGAAACAGTTAAAGCATCAACTATAGTCTTTCCTGCTCCATCAACAATGAGGTTATCTTCCTTAAGTATTAAGGTTTTTTTATCCCCCTCACATCTATAAATTTCTACTGAACCTTTCATTAGTTTCTTACATCCACACCTGTTAAGGGAACTGTTGTTCCTGGGTGTAATCTATAATTTAATCTTCCTCCACCGCTAGTATTTAGAATTCCAGAAGAATCTGATGCATTTCTACTAGTGTAAGAGTTAGTTGTTAGTCCGTTAAAAAACTTAAGTATCACTCTAAGTTCTTCTTTATCTGTATAGTATTGATATTCTTCTACAAAAGGAACTAGGGGAATTGAGCTTGTTTGAACTCCATAACCTGTTCGTAATCCAGAATTTTGTTTTAAAGTTAAATCTTGAATAGAGATCGTATCAATTAAAACAAACTTATTATCTTCGCTCAATGGATACGAGAACACTTCTACAAAATAATTTATGTCAGACCCGTGAACATTTTTTCTTATTTGGTGATAGATGTCAGGAACTGGAATTATTTCTAAGTATTCAAAGTTATTATAGTTTGTATAATTTCTAGTATCAAAATCAAATTCAAAAGTATCTAAGTATTCTTCTTTAAAATCTAAGAAACTATCGACTGTTCTTTCTGTAAAGGATTCAGTAATCGTATCATATACTCTGTTTCCTAAGCACTTAATATCTTCTCTAATATTAATTGTAGAGTCTACAGGTCTCCTCGCACTAAAATTATAAGGAATTGAGAGTTCTTCTTTTACTATTTGCATAGTAAGAGAATTATATTTTACCAACTCCCATCTGTTTCTATTGGTCCAAGACCAGAAATAGGAATTACCATCATTTCCAGTTATAAGACCTGTATGAACCCAAACTCCTATTTTTCCTCCTCCTATCTCATTTAAATTACTATCAGTTACCTGGCCTTTGAAAGTAAATCTAAATTTATGTTCTGGAATTAAAGTATTAGCTCTAGTTCCGTATGAGGATAAATCAAATCTTAATCTGGGTAATCCGTTATAAGTAAAACATTTAATTACAGGTCTATCTTTTAAATAAAAATCTCCAGATCCTTGTAATTGTAAAATCTCAAATTTATTTTTAGTGGAAGCACCAGATGTTTGTACAAATTCAATTCCACTAAGAATATATGGATTTCTTAATTCAACACATCTAGATCCTGCACTAAACACACCATTGAAAGGAACAACCATAGAAGCTATTGTAGAAGCAACATAAGTTCCTGAAGCCGCTCCATTCTGCACGGCACATACAGAGAAAACTCCTGAGCCGTTTGAATACGCAATAGGAACGATTCTGTCAAGAGATGATGCTATGTAAGTACCTTCCTGTGTTGTTACAGCAGAGCCCTGTATAGAGAAGTCTGCGTTGTATAGGGTAGGTCCGAAGGTATGAGAGAATATGTTGGCTCCAGTATTTTCTAGACTTGAAGCCCCTAAGGAATGATTAAAGTATTTTTTATAATCTTTAAATAGTAAATGTATTCCTCTACCGAATTGGAAATCTTCATAATCCCTATAAGAATTTATCCCAACAGTTCCACTATTTAAATATCCATTAGCTAAAGATCTAACATGATCCTCTTTATAAATAGTTCCGTAGTAATTTTGGTAATTAGCAGATACCTCAATTTCAGCTTTAGAAATTGCTTCCTTCTCCTTTATATTTTGCATTACTATAAATAAAGGATGAACCTGACATCTATCAACATACTTATCGTGAGAAGAAGTACTTGTAGGATAATTTTTTAGATCAGACCCTAAAACTTTTAATCCTCTAGCTGGGAAAGTATTGCTTACAGAAACTCCAAAATATTGATTATCTGAATCTAAATTTTCACAAAATGCCCAAACAGAAGAAGGGTTTCTAAAATCATATACTGGATAGTAACTATTTGATGACGGTATGTATCCTAAAGGTAGAATTCCACTAGAGTTTGTTGTGCTTCGCTCTAGAACCGAAAGATCAAAAGTTATAGGCTGATTAAATCCTGTTCTGTCGTAATATTGTTCGTGAGGAAGAACAAATTTATAATTTCTTCGTCTTAATGCTTTTCTAGGAACCTGTATATAAGTTGTTCCACTAAACAAAGGATCATCGACTGTATTAACATCAGTTCTTAAGAAAGTATTTAGTCCACCTCTACCTGAGTCTGTCCCTGGGGAAATAGCTCCCATTGATAATCCAGAAACTTCTGTTCCCGCAAAAATACCAGCCGATAGAGAATACATTGTATCTCTCTTACCAAAATTAACTGAATCAAACTCAGTATTTGAAGCAGTAAAATTATCAGCATAAGAAGATACTTCTAAATTAATATTAGGTATAGCGTGAGCAGGGAGGAATTTGTCTAAGACAGTTTTTGTAGATTGAAGAGCATACCTACCGTCCCCTTCATAATCTTCACTTACAAAATCGAAACTTGAGGCATAAAATCCAACGGAAACATGAGACGATTTACCATTCCATAAACTAAATATTCCATTGTCTATGCTATCTCTGTTATTTAAAACTTGGAAGTAATTTGTAGGAATTTGCATTCCAGAGAAGAACATTAAGAAACTATTTTTTGCAGCTATATTTTGATTAGAATTTATAGCAGAATCAGTTACATAATTTGAAAAATAATTTGCAAAAGAATCATTCACACCTAAGCACTTAAGTTTTTCAACAAGGAAATCTAAAAGTTCTTTTGTAATGTCACAGTATTTGTAGTATTTAATTTCTTCAAAAGGTGGAATTGGGAAATTTGTATAGTTTCTAAAATTAAATACGAATGATGATTCTCCAGTAGAAGAAAGATAAATTGGTCTTTCTAGCGAGTTATTTGTTCCTGAAACAACCTTTCCTAAATAGATACCTAGTCCAGAAGGTCCTTCATGGAAAGATGCATTGAAAGCATTGGTTTCCCCATATCTTCCAACTTCCATCATATTATAATTATATCTATAATCAGTATCGAAATACCAACTCTTAAGGAAGATTGGTTGTTGATAATCTATTGGAGTATACTTCTCAAAAGGAAGGACATAAATATCTCCTGGCTCTGCGGTCTGATTGTCTAGAGTTACCATGCGATATACTGGGAACTCTTTTCCTTGATAAGTAAAATTACTAGGGAATCTCTTATAGGCTTCTAGTAAAATATGATCAACAGCTATTTTTATATTATTCTCTAAACTTGCCTGATCATAATTGTATATTCCAGCGTCTTGAGCTTTTTGCCTAGTCCAAGTTTCTAAATTTTTAAAGTGGATTGATTCTGTAGCTAAGGAATACCAAAGGAGGAATGGTAAATAAGATTCCCAAAGTTCTTCAACATTTGATGAAACATCTAAACTTATACCTTTTATTAAAGCATTCATTGCATATTGAATGCTTTGTGTGGTTCCTTTCTTTTTATAAATATCTACCGCAGTTCTTAATTGGTGTCTCCACTTAACTGGGTCTGGACCTAAAAGTTGCCAATCTATTAATTGTGCTATGTATGGTAAGAATTCATCTGGGCAAGAATCAATATCATACAAAGATTGAAGTTGTTCAATTTGATTATTTATATCAGCCATTGAGTATCCAATGGCTTTATAAAATTTATGAAAAGGCCCCTTAGATTCTAGATCATTAATTAATCCCAATCCATTTATATAATCATCAAAAGAATTTTTTATTCTAAAGTCTTGCCTATCAGCATATGCCTTAGAATACAAAACTTCAATCATAGTTTCTAGTTTATCTAATTGTTGAGTTCCACTAGTGTAAGTTGAGGTCCCAGAAACATAGTTCTGTGGAATTAAACCATTAGAAGATATAATTGCCTTAGTTCCATAGTTATACCATAGATATTTTGTTAGTCCTATTATACCCTCTAAGGTTTCTAATTTATTATCTAAGTATAAAGTTGATAGCTGACTTAGAACATATGAAGATGGCTCATATACTAAAGATCCTAAACCAGATTGATTTAAGAAATAGAACCACCCTAAATTATCAGCTAGATAATAGTGAGTTCCTGAATTTGTATTTGCATATACCCCAGTAGTATCTGAATATAAAGTATTAGAGTTAGTTCTTATTTTTGGTAAAATTACAGATGAGATACAATCTCTAAAATCTTCATTGGTTTCAAAATCATCAATTGCACTTCCTAAAGGCTTTAATATTTTATCATTAAATGTTTGAGAAGTAATTTTAGTAAGTTCGTTTTGTTTTATAAAGTACTGGGATATTGAAGATATATTACTATATCCAGAAACAAACAAAATACTACTCATTTTGTTTGCTGCTAAGATATGTGAATTTATGATATTGTCGGCTTCATCAATCGCAACTCCACTAGTTTCAATATCCTTCTGTTCATAAATCAGAGGAGTAATGATCTTCAAAACTTCATAGAAGTTTCTTTTATTATATTGATTAGGAGTAGGATTGAATGTATTCATTAGTCTAAGTATTGAACTGAAATAGAAATATTATTTAATTGAATAAGCTCATTAAAATCAACTTGAACATTTTGAGTTAAATTATCTATGGAAGAAATTCTAACTTCATCTATTTCAAAAATAACTCTATTTAAATCTGCCAAAACTAAAGTCTCTCCAAACTCTCTTTTATCCACAGACATAAAATCTAATATAGCGTTTCTAACTTTCGCCTTGATCTGTTGCTCTTTTGTTTTAAATTGTTTATCAACTTGAAGTGTAACATTTAAATCTAATGTTCTAACTAATCCATCTACAACAACTATCTCGTCAGTCACCATCTTTTTAGGTTGTAATGCAGAAATAAGTTGTTGTTTAAATGTAGGAGTTGCTTTCTGAACTTGAAGATTAGAAGCTTTTTCTACCACATAAATATCAATTATATTTCCAGAACAATATGCTTTTCTAGTAGCAGCAGTAGCTTTACCTACACTTCCATAATCACTTATGAATGTATTAGCAAAATTAGTGTAGTCTTCAAGAGTAACAACTCTATCTTGTCTTGAGAAAGTTAGTGGAGCGTATTTTTTAGCGTGTTCTACTGTCTCTGCATCAGCACCCCCAGTTGCTTTAGTTGTATTCGTTATAACTCCAGTTCTACTAACAGAAGCATTTGTAACTTGAACATTAGAATTTATATAGTTTGAGTTTATATTTCCTCTACTTCCACCACCAACTCGGTAGGTTACAAGATATGAAGCAGAGTCTGGTGGACTTACGCCAGCAATACCATTACCAAATAAAACTGTTGCTTTATAATCCTCATCATAAACTATTTGGAATACCCTTTGATCAGTTGATGATGCATAGAATATATTTTGAACTTCGTTGTAAACTCCAGAACTTCCTATATCTGTGTCATTTATAAATACTTGAACAGAACCTTCAATAACTGGGGATTGTGTTAAAGGAATTGATTTAATAGACTCTGTTGCAGCAAATGACCCCTCATCGGATACTAAAGCCCCTTCTTGTAAAACTAAATTTGTGAACTGAGTTACCCCAGGCTGTGAATCTAAGTAAATGCTTCCAGTTGAATTTCCTGTATCAACTACTCCATTATTTACTTTGTAAATAGTGTAAGCAACTTGATTACCGTCTTCAGGCGAAGTGACAGTTATAGTTCTATTTGCTATTGGGATTTCTACTGCACCAGTTGTGTAATCAGCAATAGTTAGAGAAGCTTGTGCAGCAGCAGACAAAGGCCCCTTCATTCTTACTCCTATTAGCTCTAGAAGTTTTTTAACTGAGTTTCTATTTCTAGCAGTCAATAAAAAGTTTTCGTTTGCTAACATATCAGCCTTTAAAGACATTACGGCTCCCATGTAAGCAACAACTTCTATTAGCATCATTCCTAAATCAGATTCCACAAAATAATCATATTCTAATGGATAGACAGCTTTAATATATTCAATCAGTGAATCTCTTAGACTTAAAAAATCTGTCGCTGCATAGTTAATTAAATCTATTTTGTTCTCGTCTTTTATTGCAACGAGTTTCATAAAATCAGATTGTGCTGTATTTGTAAAGCTCATGCTAGTATAACCTCAACTTCGAACTGGGTTCTAGTTTCATCTGTTAATCTAAGTAATACAATTACTTTTAATGCTTGCCCACCTGTCTCAGTAATATTATCTAAACTAAAAACATTTAATTTTACTAATTCAACATCCAAAGTATAGTTTCTTATAGAAGTTGCAATCTCTTCTTTTATCTCAGTAAAGGTTACATCATCCAACTGCTGAAATAAAAATTTTCTAAGATTACAACCAAATAAAGGAAGCATAACACGCTCCCCTCTTTCTGTAAGTAATAATTGTTGAACTCCACTACGAATAGTTTCTACCCCAGTTGTTGATTTAAAGAATCCACCAGAGTTAGCAAATTTTCCAACAGGAAAATTCAATCCAAAAAATTTAGGTTTAGATTTGGTTATATTAACCAGTTTAGTTTGTGTTACTGGTCCATACACATTTACTGTTTGATTATATGCCATATTATGTTAAAATATTCTTGAAGTAAATCTGTTGAGCCTTATAATTTGTTAAGACTTCTTCGGAAGTTAATGGTTTACTATAGAATTTTAAACTTCCAACAAATCCTCTTAATCCGCTAATGATACCACCTCGATCACCTCCCATGAAGTTACCATACTGATACATTCCATCAGTGTATCCCCCTCCAACTATCCAAGGTGTATAATATGTATTTAGTTTAGGTCCGTTTTTGAGGCTTCTTGGACCATCAACAGAACTACTTGAATATTCAAAACTATTTGCTTTCTTAAAACTTGGAATATCAATTGTTCCATTTATTGGTACTCCAAATACTTCACTTATTGAAGATGTTGCCATCAATTGTCCATCACAGTAGAATTTTATTTCATTGGAACTTGGACTTCCTACGATATCTACTAATATAAATTGACCTGATGCATCCCCAAAACTCTTTCCATTAACTCTGGTTGAACAATCAACCTTCATCTTATAGAAACTTTCAGTATTATTACAATTAGCTTTATTTACCCAAGAGCAAGAACTAGCATCTCTTGATTGTGTTGGAGCTATGAAGAAACTTAATGATGAGGCTGGATTATTATCAGAATTGTTATTACTGTATCCAGTGAGTTCTTGAGTTATTCTTCTATCTCTTGTAAATCCTGCTATAACTCCTCTAACAGTTGCATCACCTGTATCATATGGCAGGAAATCTAAATCTACTAGACTACCAGCAGTTGTTCTTGCAGCGGTATTTACTTTTAATCCAGTATTTTCATTTGCTAGTATAGCTCTAGTTAGTGATGATGTTGTAGTGCTCAACCATCCTGTAGTAGCATTTGTTAGGTTTGGAGCATGAACCCAACATTCAAAAGTAAATCCTCTTGGATCATACAAAAATTCTCTGAATTCTTTAGAATCAGGTAATCTTAGATAAGATCCAAGAGCAGAAGCTAATGCTGTGTTTGAAGATTTGTTTTTTACAATTCCTTCTAAATATGGGATGGAAAGACCAGAAACAAACACAGAACTAGCATTGTTAGCAACTAATTGAATATTATTATATTGATCATTAGTTATTGTGTTTGTAATTCTAAATGTTGTAGAAGATGGAGGAACAACATATGGTTGGAGTAGGTTATAAATACCAAACAATTTATCTGTAACTACAGTATCAGTTAAAGAAAGAATAGTAGAAGTACTAGAAGTTTGGGAGTAAATTATATCTCCAATACCAATTTCTGGAACTATCAATTCATTAATTGTTAAAGCATCTGTTGATCTTGCTGGTGGAGAAGCATATTTAGTTTCTATTGGAAGAATTATTCCATCTAGTTCTCCTTGTTTGAAAAACAAATCTCTTTGCTTCTCAATCTCAACACCAAAGTTATAATCATTCAAATAGGAAAAATCATTTATAGGAACTTCTCCTTTTTTGAATCTCTCTGGAGTTCCTCTAATAGGATCAAAAGTTCCAGGAGCTTTTATAGCAATTTCAATTTGTTTTTTTCTTCTCTTTATTTTTGAATTATGATTGGCTAATTCTGATGCTATCCCTAATCTCAAGTTTTTTGTTATTGAATTTTCTACATTAGAACTGTTAGCCAATTCAGTTACAAGAACTGCTGATAAATCCCAAAGGTGTTTATCTCTTTGTTCCGTTATATTTTGTAGGAAATGGTCTGCTAAATAATGTTCTTGTAAAAAAGAACTATCATCAATAATATTTGGATCAAATAAAGTATCTTTATATTCCTTAAATCTATCTAAAGATACATTCTGACCTTTTCCACCTAAACTTGGATCATGTTCGTATTTCCATTTTTCTCCGTCAGGAATTACTTTTGAATTTATCTCGACGAAGATTGGGTTTAATCCTCCAGATTGAGAGTCGTAATACAATCCATCTTTTGTGAGTAAGAAATAACCTCTTGTGCTTATTGGAGGACCATAGGTTAATCTCAATACTCCTTCTCCAGAAACCTCAGTGTCTGGTACATCTGGAGTATCATCAACTGAAAATCTTGGATAGTTAGTTCCGCTCAAGACATCATCAAATTCGGAGGAGTCTGTGAATCTTGGCTCTTTATTAGGATCTTTTGCTCTCTCTAATAAAATCTCACCAATAATTTGTAATGTATTATCACATTTATCGGAGAACTTTTTAGCCTGTTCTATTCTTTGTAATAATAATCCAAACTCTGCATCATTTAACTCATCTAAATCAGCTTGACTTAGAACACTAGCTGAGATTACAGAGGGTCCACTTTGAAATTTCAAAAAGCTATTAAAAGTATCAAAGCAATCTCCGATAGCTTGAATTTGAGATACTACGCCTTGAACATTAGAGTATAACTGTGCCCCTGTAGCAAGATATTTAGATGCAGCCCCTAAGAATCCTTGAAGATTTTTTAATCCTTGTAAAGTTTTATTATCAAGTTTATTTTTTGATGCACTAGAAACAAATTTTAGAGTTCCAGATTCAGTATCAAACTCAATAATTCCTGTTTTAAAACAAGCATAGTTTATCGCTTCTTTAATTATTGTATCAGCTAGTTCTTGACCTTGCTCAACTTCTCCAGCTAAATTAGCTAGTAGGTCCCCTGGAATTAAAGATAAAGCATCCTTTGTTAAATCTAACAAACAGTCGGGAACTCCAAATGCGGATCCGACAGCTTGGAAAGGGTTTCCAGTCTGCCCTGTAACTTTTGAAAATGTATCTAAATCAAAAATAGCCATTAGGATTGAACTCTATTTGGGTAAGAACTCTCTACAGGGTTCATTGTTGGTGTATCTGGATCAGCTTGCTGGGAATTTAGATCTATGGTGGCCCCATCTAAATTAAATTGACCGCTTGTTTTCATATCTATTCTTCCTCCAGCTTCAATACTAAGTTTTCCTCCAACTCTTAAATTTAAGTTTCCTCCTACTTCTATATGTAGGTCATTTGCACTTCTTATCTCAATTTTGTTGTTTGAATCAACCCGAATTGTGGAATCTCCAGATCGAGTCCTAACTTGTATTATTTGAGAAGAGTTTGGATCTGTACACTCAATATGAATTTTACCTAAATTTTTAGAAGCTCTGGAATAGATATTAATATCTTTATTTCTTGATTCTAGATTTATATTACCATAGCGTAAATCATCCTCATCCCCAGCTTCTTTATATTGCCCAGTTGAGGTATTTACTATGGTAATATCCCTGCCATCCCCAAGATGAACAAGATACCTTCCTAAGGCTGTTCTATGCTCCTGGCTGATGTGGGCATAGCTTCTAATGCTTCTAGAGGGATCTTGTGAGGTTGGAGATGAGGTGATTACAAATCCATCCCCATGTTGATTCTTTATTATTAAAGAGTCTATGCCAGGGGTATCGACTAAACTAACTTGCTTTCCTACAGATGATTTTAATTCATTTTTTAAGTTAAAATAACTATCATTATATTCTTGAGAAAGTAATAGTTTATTTCCAAAGGGGTCTTTAAATAGAAGTCTTTGTGGTTTACCCCTAGCAGAATACATATGGCTATCCACCCTCTCATTTGGAGGAATGTTTTCTTCTACAGGTATAATGGGATCATCTACTAATTCAGCAGCAGATTCCTCCAAGACAGTACCAATATAATAAAATTCCTCTTCTCCCTCTGGTTGTAAAACTAAGATACTCTGACCTTCTGAAGGAATAAAAACAAATCCAGCACCCTTATTTCCAAAGTAAGGGGAAGTATACCAAACATCTAATTCTACATTTCCTAAACAAGAAATTCTAGCTTTAAATTTAAATGAAGTTGAAATATTTGTTACATCCGTAACTTCTGCTAAAGATATTCTCATTCTATATCCTCTTGATCTTTTTGGATAATCCCTGTTTTTCCTAAATCTCTAGTTAACATAAACTCTGAAGATAGCTTTCCTGTCTTTATTGTATGTTTAAATCCCATAAAGATATAACTATTAGAGACAAAATCTAAATAATTATTTTTTAATTTTTGCTTTGTTGAATTTTCTAAATCAGAATTAACTACTTGTGGGGACTTTGCAAATATAAAACAAGGAGAATTTATTAAAGAAACATCTGATAAAGCAAACATTGGAAGAGTTTCTATCTGAATACTAAAAAATCTATTAAGTATATCAAATTGTCTATTTATTTGTGGGTAAAGAGATGGATCATGGAAATCATAATCAGTAATATAAGTTTTAGATAAAAATCCATTAGTTTCTTGAACTTGTCGTATTAAATCAGTAATATAATAAGATAAAATTTCTGGTTCAGTAAAAAAAGTTTCTCCTGATTCTAAAGTTGCAGGAGTTCCTGGAATTATTGCTGGAACTCCAGGGAGTCCTTTATTTACGGTATAATTATCTTTTAAATCAGAGGAAATTTTTTCAATGGTAGCTTGTGATGATCCTTCTCTACTTAGTCTATCTTGAATATATGCTAAAACAGCAGTCTCATTTAAGAATGGATTTAATTTTGTTTCTTCGTTGTATGGACCAGCTAAGTGTCTAGAAATTTTTCTAGTAACTTCTTTTTGGAATCCCTCTGCAAGTTCACTAAAATAAATTGTATTAGCAAAAGCTTTTATTTTTAATATATTTGGATTTTTTAAATTATATCTAAATACAGGGAGATCCATTAGATCTTTATTAGTTATTCCAGTTTTCTCCAGAGCATACGCAAAAGTATCAGGAACTGTTGTTAAATTTGAATAAGCAGCTACAGATGAAAATTTATTTTTTGTTACCCCGGTCATCCTAGCAAGAAAACTTGAATCATTCAAAAGTTTATCTTTTGGATGTAAAATATTATAATGTGAATTAGGATTTGGATACCCGGAGGAAGATTCTAATTTAGCTTTTTTTGATCCATATAATTTTTGTATCATCACAACATCACCAAAAATTAAAACTGGATTTTTTAAATCTAAATCTTTAAACATGGGATCATCTTTGTAATTATTCTCCCATACTTTTAAAATATCTAAATTAGATTCGTGAACCAATCTAACTCTTGGTTTTCTTTGAGGTAAAAAATAATATATATCACTTACTGTTTGTTTTATTAATTTAAAAAAGTCTGGCTTTCCATCATCGTATTCTGTTAATGAAGATTTAGATAATTTAAATTCATTTTGTTCATAGTATCTTTTTCTAGCTGTATAAGGCCCTTTTAAACTATCCCATTCAGTCTCATGCGGAGTTGTAGTACTATTTGAAGGAGTTTGAGTTTGAGTAATGTCTTCAGATCTTGTAGTATCAATTTTAGATAGATTTAATGAAGTTTTATTTGCAAAAATATTCAATATTCTTTCTATTTTTGAACATTCAGAAATTGAATCAGCAAGTAAAACAATCTCTGGATTAAGTATTTCCCTTGATTTAGATAACGATTGATTTTTACTTTCTTTTATTTTTTTAGTTACAGTATATATTTCTTTTTCAGTTAAGGAAAATAAATAATTTAAATCTGGAAGTAATACTAAAACATTATTATTTTTTGTAATTGATGATATAGAATTTTTTATTAGATCTCGTACCATTGAATGAAAATCAAACAATGGGTTCATATATTTTTCTGTAACTAAAGGTTTTTCAAAATCAAATTTACTTGTTTCATCATAATCATAAATACTAAAAAAATTATTCTGTGGATCTAAAAGTTTATTTATCTGTATTACTTTAGACTCAGCAGTAATACTAACTCTTAAATCTGTTTGTGGTGTAGAGTATTGTTCTACTGTTGCTTTGGAATTTGTTTTCATAGAATTTGAGGCAGGTACTGTTGGAGTAAGAGTTAACACTACCTTTTTAAATTCTGAATATTGTATTTCCGCTCCCGTCAAAACAGCCTCAAAAACTCCCGCCCAAGTATCAATATTTGCACCCATTCCATAAGTTATGTAATATTTTCTAACATCTACTTTTTTTGCATAATCTTCAACTTTTTTTGCAAATGCATCAGCTAAGTTTTTATAATCTTCTGGACTATTAGTTGTTTGATTTGCTCTAAGTTCTTTTTGATCTTTTTGTAGATTATTATTTAAATCAGTTTGAACTATACTAGGAAACAAGCAAGCTTTAGTAATTCTATTTTCTAATTGTTCTGTTGGATCTATGAGTTCTAATTTCATGGTCCATACCAATTCATCTCCTGCCGCTATTCCATGAGAAAAAGAAATAAAATTAGGATTCGCGTAATTAGTAAATAATACAGAATCTTCTTTTCCAATAAATTTTTTTATTAAACCTTCGTCTGTTCCTGCTCTAACTAAATCTCTAAATTCATTCACAGCTTCTTTTTTAAAAGCTACGAAAACATAAGGAGTTGGAACAAACGAAGTAGTGGTCATTTTATTTTAGGAAATGCTATTTTTTGATTTGGATTTAAAGATTCAAATGGGTCATTGATATTATTTATAAACATAATTAACCACCAATTACTTGGATCACCGTAGTAATAATTAGCTAATAAATCAGGTCTATTTTTCATTGAAGCTGGAACACTAGCTACATCATATTTATAAATAATGTTTATGTCTTTAATTATAGATTCATATCTTGAAGAGTTTAGAATACTGGTAGTTTTTTTACCTTTGTGGTTATAAAAAACTTTATCTATTGAGTAAGGTCCTTCAAGTTTTTTGTTATTAATCATATTATTGGTGTCTCCAAAGATCCAGGATCCATACTGCGATCTTTTTCAAATAATGCTTCATATCCAACTAAGTTGTCTCTAACTACAACTTTAGATTTTTCATATTCACCATAATCCCCAGTTCTCAGTTCTTCTAATTCCATACTAAAATTAATTACTTGAGGCATTAAAGTAAATAGATCATATGTTGATTCTTTTTCTATTGAAAAAGAATAATTTTTACAAATACATGGAATATCTTGATATAGAATTCCATGAGTCAATCTAATTATTGGTGGACCTAGAACAGGGGATTTAGAATCATTAACTACAGAAGCTCTTACTATGTTTGTCCAATATAACATTAATTCTGATGTTCTTACTTTATTTTTTGGAAAGTAATCTATTTCTGATTTACTTCCTATTATATTTGGAATTTGAATTGTAGGAATAGATACATCAGTAGGTGCTCCTAAGACTTGAACTGGAGGTAATTTATCTGCAATGTGTTCTGTAAATAAAGAATTATATTGTTGGGATCTTTTTTCAAGATACTTTTTAGTAGCAGTTCCAGCTTGTGTTTGTTGTATAGTTTCCTTAGTCGGAACTTCTGTGGTTTTAGGTTGTTTTTCTTTTATTATATTATCAACATTGTATTCTGGATGTTCATACTGAATGTGTGGGAATGTTAGAGAAAACTCTAAACTAAACTTTCTTGAGTCTGCTCCCATATATCCGTATAGATCACTAGATCTTCCAAATAATTTAAAATCTTGATATCTAGCAGCTTTTGTTTCTTGTAATGTAATATTTTCTAAAAAAGGTAACACTACTCTAGTGGGAGTTCCTCCATTTGAATTTGGAAATATGAATACAAGATTTGATCTTGATGGTAGTTCACGATTATATACATACTTATTTGTCATGGATTATCAATCTCCTGGAGCAGGGGCTACTGCTGGAATTTCTTGATTTTGAATCGCATTAGTTTGTATTCCCATTAAATTATTATTTTCTCTTGCTGCATCTAATACTCTTTCTTGTTGAATACCAGCGTAAGCTAAATGGGATTCTATTTGAGATAGAGTTTTTCCTTGAGATATTTCATTTTGAATTCTAAAAAATTCTCTAAATGTGGAATTTATCAGATCATTAGTATCTTGTAATATATTTTTTCTCTCTGGTTCTTTTACAGTATTCTCTGCTGTTTGTTCTGTTGCTGAAGCTGTTCTATCCATATACTCTCTTATTTTAGTTAAATTATCACTAGTATTTCCTAATGAAGTTTTTAAATCAGTAAGACCTTTCATAGATTCTTGTAGTTTTGCTTTTTCTTCATCATTAAGAGTTTTGAGTTCTGGAAGTTCCATTCCCCCTGGAACGGCTGCATTATATAAACTAATAGCTGAATTAATCGCCTCTGGAAGTTTCATTGCTATAGCCATTAAAGAAGGTAATGAATCAATTAATATCTTTCCAGCAGTGACAGCAAATTGTCCAAATTCTATTAAAAAAGATAAAAATGATGCGGTAACTTGTGTTACCGTATTTGAAATTTCTTGGAGAATTTTTTCTCTATTTTCTCCTTTAAGCTTTTGAGTAAGTTCATCAAAATATTTAAAAATAGGATCAAGAGCAGTTCCAATTCCTATAGCTATAGCATTAGCAACATCTATTATTGTTTGTGTTATTGGTTCAATTCTTTCACCAACAGATCTTTTTAGATTATTAAATGCTGATTCTATACCTTCAAAAACATTATTTAATGCAGCATTTGCTTTTTGAGCCGCGAGGTTTTCATCTATTGATACATTCAAAGCTCCAACATTCTCAGAAAGAGCAATAAATGAAATTCCTAATTGCTCTAATCCTAAAGATTTTAAAATATCTTTTGTATTAATGTTGTTTCCAAAATTCTTAGTTAGAGTATCCGCAGCTTTATTAATATTATCAAATACTAATTTAGCTTTTTGCTCTGCACTTAAACTCTCAAAAAGCAATCCATTAGTGCTATCTAAAATACCTAACTGAGCTTTCTTTGCTCTAGCCTCAATACTTGGGTCAGCTAAGAAGTTTATAACTTCTATCATTCTATCAGCATTAGCTTCCCCTGCGGCAGCAACTGCCATCATAGAAGCTTCTGCTAATCCAGCAACATCCCCATTTGCAAGCATTGCTCCTTCTACTGCTGGTTTTAAAGCGTCTAACGCCTTGACTAGAACCTCAGTAGATGTGTTGTACATGAGTGCTGAATCTGCTGTAATTCTAGCTAGATTGCCAAGTTGATCATTTGTCAGCCCTCCTATGATCCCTACTTGTTTAAATGTTGAAATTGTTTCTTTGCTAGAAATTCCTAGAGCTTCTTGAATGGCTGCAAGTTTTACTAAACCTTCTGTATTGGTTTCTAATCTATTTTTTACTAAACTTAGATTTATATTAAAAGCTGTGTCTAGGGTTGCTCCAAATTTACCTATTGCTAAATTATTTTTATTTAAAGCTTCTGTATAAGTTAATCCTATACCTAAAGATTGTTCTTGTAAAGCATCAAATTCTTTTAATTGATCTTTTAATTGGTCAATCGCAAGTCCTAGTGTTTTTGTTCCAATATCAAATACAGCCCCAGTTGCTTTGAGACTAGCATCTAAAGTTTGTAATAAAATATTGGAATCTGCCATTTTTTAATTTTAATCCTCTATAAGGTCAAAAGAAGAAAACTTATAAATATTTCCAATAATCTTGGTCATAATATAAGTTCTATACTGATCCTCCCCAAAGGAAGATCTAAGATTATATATACTTTTAATATATTGTGGAGTTAGTTCGTTAGCTAAAGTTATCTTTACACAAGTTAATAAACTATTACCAGTTTTAGCATCTTTCTCTACAGGTTTAACAGTTACTACCACCTTCTCTTGTATTTTTCCTTCATATTTATATTTAAAAATTAAAACATCCCCAACTTGAATAGAGGATGAACTCTTTGCAATTGGAGAGATATACACCTTATTTTTTGATGATGTATTTCTAATTTTTTCAATAATTGATTTAGAAAATCTGGGCATGGTTGCTATAATATAAATATATTATATATAAAGGTTTATGAATGTCAAAAGAAAATATAAATATAGATATAGTAGATTTTATAGATTTAATAAATGATACATTAAGTTCTGAGTTTGTTGAGCGTTGGAGACATAAGTATTCTGAGAAGTTTATAAAGCATTTTCAGTTAAAAATATTAGATTCTCTTAACAAGCAGAAACCTTTAAAGATAACTATATTATATACTTACTTAACCAAGAAGTGTAAGTATTCGCCAGATCAAGTACTAAATTTCTTTGATTCTGTAGATATAGACCTCTATAGACCCTTTATTACTGGGAATCTACGGACGAAGCGGGTTTCTTTAGCTTCTTCAGGTTCTCCTCTATAACCATTGGCTCATTAAATTCAGGGCAAAGCCCTTTATAGGGACACCAGTTACAAAACTCATTTCTTGTGGCGGTTAGATCTGTTTTTTTTGATTTTCTGATTTTCCAAACCTCGTCAATGATCGTGCGCGTGTAGGAAGATATTTGATTGTTAGTATAGTTAATACTAACAATGTTTCCAGTTAGAGGATAGTAGTGAGCCACAGTTATACTCTTAATTGGTACTTTATACATTTTATGAATGGCTAAAGTATATCCTTTTAATTGAGTATCTTGAAACAGTTCGATTTTAGTTTTTTCCTTCTTGGAGGTCTTATAATCCAAGACTAGATAAGTGTTATTCTTTCCTTTTATTACTCGGTCGATAATTCCATT